TGGTCGGTGGGCGACATTGTTTTTTGGGTTTAACCTCAACAATGATTTTTTTGATGGTTCCATCTGATTGACGAACCTTGATATAGAAGTCGGGAAAATAACGGTGTCTTCTACCATCCAATGGAGATAAATATGGTATAATAACTTCTTCACTACCCCATTCTAGGATAGCGTCATTATTGTCACAATACACCATAAAGTTACGTTCCCACAGAGAACGGTAGAAAACTTTATCTACATCCCCTCGGTATTTCTTTGGATTCTTAGGTGAATATCTTCCACTATATGCCATGATAACCTTATAAATACTTAAAACAAGTTCTAGGACTATTTAGATGGCATTGCAACAATCAATTAATAAAAGAGAAAAAGCAAACGGTTTCGAAGAAGGCATGATGCTTTCCTTCCCACAAGACATTGGAACAATGTCTAGGAATTCTCATTACGTTCAATTTTTCATTAATATTCAACAACCACCCAAAATTGAATTCCCCACCAAAGACGAGTCGGGGAATCCACAAGAGTTGAATGAAGATGAAAGAGCGGTATATGCTATACAACAAAGTGGTGCATTAGAAGGCAACACTATGACAATCAAAAGAGCACCAACAAAGAGATTGGCGGGTTCTATTTGTCTATACATGCCTAATCAACTAGAACTAAGTCACAAAGCAAACTACGGTGAACCAGAGATTGGATTTATCGTATCTGCATTGAACGCTGCAATGACAGGCAACGTTAGTGCAAAGGGAGCGGTTCGTTCTATCGCAAACCAAGCAAGAGAATGGGCACAGGGTGCAGCAGAAGCGGCTGGTATCTCTGGTGCAAAGGCAGCAACTGCAATTGCAACTGGTAAAGTTATTGTGAACCGTTCAGAAGTTGTGTTTGAAGGTATTGATAGACGCACCTTTAATTTCACATTCAAAATGATGCCAAGAAATGCATCTGAAGCAGATACAATCGAAAAGATTGTCACTGCATTTAGATTGCACTCTATGCCAAGTATCGAAGAATCTATTGGTGGACGTTCTATGATTGTTCCAGCAACATTTGATATCGAATATACACCAGACACACACTTACATAGAATTTCAACTTGTGTATGCGAAAGTGTGTCAGTTAAATATGGTGGTGATAGAACACAATTCTTTGATGATGATCATCCAGTAGAAACAGAATTATCATTGTCATTCAAAGAACTTGAAATCATTACTAAAGAAAGAATTGCACAAGGATTTTAATGTATGTATTTCAATAAATTTCCAACCGTTCCAATTGATGCTGGTGATGGTGTTATTCGTAGAATGACAGACTTAACCAGACGTGTTAGACTTTTGGATATTGCAAAGGTAAATTATGTAAGTTTTGATTATTATGATGTTAAGTCTGGAGAGACACCAGAGTATATTGCATGGCAGTATTATGGTGACGCAGAACTACATTGGGTTGTTCTTTTGGCAAATGATATTGTTGACTATTATAATCAATGGCCAATGTCTGTTCCAGTGTTCGAAAGATATGTTGCATCTAAGTATGATGATGTGAATGGTATTCATCACTACGAATACCAACAAGAATCTGGTGACACAACGTTTACTATCGAACTACCAAACGAAAGTGCAACAACAATTCCAGTTGGTGCAACAGCGGTTACTAACTATGAATATGAAGAAAGCATCCAAGCAAAAAATAGACGCATTCGATTAATTCAACCAGAGTATATATCAACAATCAAAAAAGAATTCGAAACTAAAATTCGTAGGTAATTGAATGTCTGAATCATCCGAAGTTTTACAGTATGCTGGCGAATATTCCATTGAGGTATTAGAGTTATACACTACCTCTGGACTTGTGCTTGACCTTAGAGATCAAGTTGCAGATATTAATATCTACGAAGACTTGATGAACAATGCCCTTACTGGCGATATCTCATTTCTAGATACAAACAATCTTGTGACCAATGGCCCAATCATTGGACAGGAAAAGTTGCGTCTCAAAATTATTACCCCACAAGCTGGAACTACAAATAGAAGCAATTCTATTGACTATACAGAAATTCCATTGCATGTGTATAAAGTTGGAACAAAAACTACTGTGAATGAAAACACAGTGGCGTTTACACTTGGATTTACATCATCTGAGATGGTGAGAAACAATCTTGTTCGTGTTAACCAATCATTCAAAGGCGAACCAGCAGAGGATATGATTCGTGAGATTATTCGCAATCCAATGTTGTTGAATTCAACCAAAGAATACTTTTTTGAAAAGACAGCAAACAACTATAAGTATGTAGCTGCAAACCAACATCCTTTCGATTTTATTAACGCAGTGGCAAAACGTTGTCTCTCTGTTAACTACAATTATTCTCCAAGTTATCTATTCTATGAAACCACTAAGGGTTATTATTTTAGAAGTATTGATAACATGATGGACGTTAAGAATCCAAAAATTGTTTATAGAGAATTGGTTCCAAACAAACTAGATGAAAAAACTGGTATGATTAACGTTATGGAAAACATGACAAACATCATTGACTATGATTTGATTTCATCTACAAATACATTGTTCAATAGTAGAACTGGAATGTATGCATCAAAATTGACAATGATTGATTTGCACAATAAAAATGTGACAACACACAGATTTAATTATATTGATGAATTTAACAATCAATTGCATGTAGATCATTACAGTCGATATAACCTACAACAAAACCCTATTCTGTCTGGTATGTATGATGGTTGGGGTTATCGTTTAACTGACTACAGTGATGCGGCAGTGTTCTGTCAAACAACAGAAAAAACTGGTATTGAAGAATTCGACAATGCTGCCACTGAGGGAGTTTACAATTATAATGCCGTTGACAGATGGTTGATGGCAAGACGTTCTAGAATATCTCAATTAAAGAGTGCATTAACACTTAGACTTGAAGTGCCAGGCAATACCACACTTGAAGTGGGAGACTTGATTGGTGTTGTATTGAGAACAAAGAACGCTGGAGATGGTGCAACTGACCCATATCTTACTGGTAGATATTTAATTAAAACATTGAGACACGAATTCCAAATGAAACAAGGTGGACAACCAAAACACTTTACTCATATGGAAGTGGTTCGTGATACAGTCTCAACACCATACCCAGACTATGGAAATGTTTTCCCAGAGGATGGGCCGTCTTATGACTTGCCTGTTCGTTTGGGAAGCGAAGACCCAAGTGATATAGTATTTTAAAAAGGAGGCCAAAAACAACTCACTTTGTTATGATATCATCTAACTCAAAGAGGAAACTTATGACCCAAAAACTCAAAAACAGACTTCAAAAAATGAACTTTCAAAAGCATGAACGGAGGATAGATATTGAGGATTTAGAGGATACTAAATACTATGAAGAACTATACAAACAACGAACGATGGAGTTGTTAGGAATAAACAATGAAGACATTTCAAGAACTGCAAGAGGGTGTATATGACCCTAATATTTTCAAAGCAATTTTTCTAGCGGGAGGCCCTGGCTCTGGTAAGTCATATGTTGTTCGCAGAACAACAGGCGGACTTGGTATGAAAATTGTAAACTCAGACGATATCTATGAGAAGATGTTGAATGATGTTGGACTAAAGACAACACCAGAAGATATCTACTCTGATGAAGGACAAGAGGTTCGTTTAAAAGCGAAAGCGGTTACTAAACGTATGCAAGGTAACTTCTTGGAAGGTCGTCTAGGTGTTATCATTGATGGCACTGGTAAGGATTACGATAAGATTTCTCGCCAAGTCGCTGGACTACAAAAAATCGGATATGACTGTTACATGATTTTTGTGAATACGTCACTCGACACTGCACAAGAACGCAACCGTCAACGTGAGAGAACTCTACCAGAGGCCGAAGTAGAAAAAATGTGGAAAGCAGTTCAGCAAAATATTGGTAAATTCCAACGTCTATTTGGCGGACAGAATATGATTATCGTTGACAACAACGATGCCGGTGAAGATGTGTTTTCTAAGGTATGGAAACGTGTCATGCTTCTCACGAAGAAGAAAGTATCTAACCATATTGCGAAATCATGGATTGCACAGCAATTAAGCGCAAAAAAACGTTAAATTTCTGATTTTTGCCGCAGAAAAGTGTAAACCCCTGTTTTTACAGGGGTTTTTTTTTTCGTCTGTAGCTGTTGACACCCTCGTATTGTTATGATAGCATGTAAGGGTAAGTTGAGAAAAAGAGAGAAATTTATGACTGTTTTATATCGAGCTGATGGTGTGATAGTTCCCTCCAAAGAGGCGTATGATGTTGCAATCGCCTATGGGTTGGACGATGCGTTATCAGTCAAGTATTCTGAGTATTGGGATAAGAAGTCCAAAGTCAAACGAACTGGACGCACTGCCAATAAAGATTCCTCTAAGACAAAACTCTATCGTGCAGAGTGGAAGTTCGAAGCAAAGTTTCCAGAAGTCAAAGAAAAGATGGATGAGAAAGAAGTGAAGAACTTCTTCAAACGTGTTATAAATTCGAAGACTTATGAAAAGTTAGCGAACTCATCATACCAAAAACCAGAACTAGTGTTCATGAAAGATATGGGTGGACATAGTGCCACTGCTGGACGTGCGTGGTGGGACAGGGTATCGTTGTCACCAGCAACTGGTTTTAACAAGTATGTGATTCTGCATGAACTCGCACACACCACTGGTAACATGCACCATGACGTATCGTTTCGACAAGACTTGGTGAAACTGGTATCACGATTCCTTGGTGTGAAGTATGCAAAGGCATTGAAACAGGAATTCAAGAATGCAAAACTGAAAATGTCAATCAGTCAAACCATCATGGATCCTGCTAAATGGTATTCTAATTATGTTAAGATG